AAATAATCGGATAATCTTTTCATTAAGTCAACAGATTTACTCAAAGGATTTGATTCTATTTCTTGATGTTCTGTTAAATTTTCTTCGTATTTAGGTCTATCTTCTTTATTAAGATAAAGATATGCTCCAGGCGTAGATGGTGAAGAAACTAAATCAAAACAAATTAATTCGAAGTCATCTTGTACCTCATTTTGTTCTCCTTTCTTTACTAATGACCCAACACCTCTAGAAGAAACACCCATAGTTACTCCTTGTCTCATCATGTTTGCCGCAACATCCCCTTTAGATGAAATAATACCTCTCTCATGAAAACCAGGTGATGTCAACAATTTGATTTTACCCATCAAAACATTATCTTCCCACCAAACATCAGTGATAATGTGTGCCACTCTATCCAAATCTATAAGTGATGATTCCGGATGATTAAGCTCAGAAATGGACATACCACGATTAATCATCTCCTTATATTTCTCCGATTCTCTTTTTAAAATTTTTTCAGGATATATTCTACCATTTCTATTTGGTACTCCGTATTTTTGCAAAGTAGCATAAAATACAAATGGTTTTGAGTGATCTAGTTGTCCGTATGACTCTTTAATTACTTGACTATTTCTATATTCATTCGGGTTTATAATACCCGCATCCCACTCAACTAAAATTCCCTTACCTGTATCATTTGGTCCTAATATTTTCATAATGTTTTTATGATAAATATTATGTAAATTGAGTTTCTTTAATTTTAGTTTTACTTAATGTAAAATACTTAGATTTTTTTAACTCATCAAAATATACTGATGTTATTATTTTTTTTACTTTTGACCTCAGAATTAAAGACTTAAAATTTAAATTTTTATCGTGAACATAAAGAGTAATCTCTAAGTTTAAAAAACTTTTTTTATTTTTTTTGATTCCGCTTGTTCTAAGGTCTAAATCAACTATTTGTTTTCTTTCGAAAGTCATGACATCAACCACTTCAATCAGATTATGTAAAATTTGTCTTTTAATTAACCCTGTAATTTTATTCCAATTTTCTTCGTCACTTATTGGTTCTACCCATGTTTGTAAAATTATATATATTGATTTTAATTGCTTAGAATCAACTGTTCCGTAATAACATTTTGCATCATCAAAAATATTTAATTTTGACGTTTTTCCTTTTTTCATTTCTCATAACTTTCAAGTTTATTTTCATAATAATAATAATAAAATAATAATGTTTGTCAAAAATTAAAAAATTTACTACTATTTATATTATAAAACAAAAAAATTATGATTATAGTACAAGTTAAAAACGAAAAATCTATCGACCAGGCATTAAAAACTTATAAGTTTAAGATTTATAAAACAAAACAAATTCAAAAACTACAAGAAAGACAAGAATATAAAAAACCCTCCGTAAAACGAAGGGTTCAAATTCAAAAAGCCAAGTACAAACAAAAGAATCAATTAGATTCTTGATTGTTATCTTTTTTAACTTCGTATTTTTTTCCAAATATGGCTTCGGTTGAAGTTAGACCTAAAGATCCAAAAGCTAATAACGCAATTACATCAACTAATCCGTCATTTGCACAATACTTACCTCCTGAAAACATAGAAACAAATAGTGCGGTCACTAAAGATATTACACAAATAATACCTGTAAACCTTTTTGATGATAAAGTTTGACTACCCGATCCAAGTAATGATTTAAAAAATTTTGTCATAACCCTAAACTTAATTTTTTTAGTTTATAATAATCATAATGGTTACATTTTGCCTCCATTATTTTATTTATTGTTTTGTTAATTGTGGTTTTCATTTCTTTATCTGAAGATTCAGTTATAGAAACTTTTAAATTATTCAAAACAAGTTTTTTAACATTTTCAAAATTTTCTTTTAATTCATCGCCATTAAGTGACAAAATTTCATCTAATTCTTTTTTATCACTTTCTTTAAGTATTCCTATTTCTTTTTTTAAATTTTCATTTGCAATTTTAACCATGGAAGATATTGGTATACTTATACTTTCTACAACAGGTTTTTGGTTTTCTTCTTTTGTAATTATGTTTTTAATATTTTTTTTAGATTCTAAAATATTTTCCAAATTACTGATACCTTTGTTATAGATCACATTATCAATATCAGAGTAATTATTAATTTTCTGATTATCCCATGTGTTTATCCAAGTACTTAAATAATTTAAATTTTTAGTTTGAGATTCTATTAATATTTGAGAATACTCAATTGATTCGTTAATATAGTCATTTGCGATATCTGACGGGATTCCTTTATTCGAAGATAAATCGTCATAGATATAATATAATTCAGATAAATCTTTGTTTTTTAAAACAAAAGTGTTAAATTCAAATATAAATCTTTTAAAACTTGAATTTTTTGCTAACTCAGCTGCAACGTTTTCTATCTTTGTTTTAATTGTTCCAAAAGTTTCCATATAATTTTTATTTATAAATATCACTTATTGAGTAAATCTTTTAACCTATCATCAATTTGGATTAACGAATTTCTTCCTTTAGACAAATTCATATAATTTTTACCTGTAAATAAATTTTCTTCTAAAAGTAAATCTAAATCATTTCTTACTAGTCTTTCTGTTGTTGGTGGTGTTTCTTCTCCCCCTCCACTAGGTGGAGGTCCTGATTCTTCACCCCCCATAGGCGGTGCACCTAAATCTGCACCTCCCCCGTCAGATCCTCCAACTCCCCCTTCAGATCCTCCAGCAGATTTATCACCTTCTTTTTTAGCATAAAGGTTATCTATATTGTCGAAAACACCCGTCTTAGGAATTATTTCCGCAGTTTTTCCTAATTCTGCAGAAACTGCTCGCTCTATACGTTGTTGTTGTAAATCAAGTCTTATTTCTTCATCAGAAAAACCTAAAATATATTTTTTAGCCCAAGATGCCGATACTGGAGCTAAACTGTCCTGTATAGGTGCAACTGCGTCTTTGAACAAAGTTATTTTTTCTTTCCATATTTCAACTCCAAGAAGATCCGCTTGTTTTGATGGGTTATTCAACGATAATACAAAGTTTGTTAATTCATCCTCAAATCCCATTAAAAATAAATGTATGATTGCGATTTTATTCAATTCAGCAAGCATAGATTTTTGAATTCTATTTATTGTTCTTGCAAATCTAATATCAAGTAACGATAAATTTTTACCATCACCAACCGCCTCTTCAAAACCTAAATATGCTTTCGGTATTCTTAAAGCAGTTACTAACTTTTTTTGAATATACTCTATGTCCGCAATTTCAGCTAAATTTTGTCCAGCCGGTAGTGTTTCAATAGGGTTAGTTGCCGCTTGATCCCTTACGGGTATAAAATAATCTTGATCTACCGCCATTTGATTATATCTCATGTCTACATTACCTGTTTTAGAATCAACAACTTGGTCTCTTTTGAATTTATTTGCAACCTTTTGTACATAAGCATCAACATCCTTATCATCCATATTACCAACAAAAACTTTGAATACTCTTCTTTCTGGTGCTCTTGAAACCCTATAAACTAACATAGCGTCTTCTGATAAAAGTAATTGTTTCCATATTCTTCTAGCTTTTTCTAACATAGAAGTACCATATGGTAATTTTCTATCGTCACCTAAAATTCTAAAGTGGGCAACTTCCCAAGTGTTAAATTCCATGTTTTTTTCTTTCCAAACAAACTTTAAAGAATCACTTTCCATTTCTTGTGAGTATTTGTCCGGTTGAAATCTCATACCCTTCTCTAATCTTTCAATTTGAATGTTTGGTAATTGTTGGCATCCGACCACTCCTTTTTCTGGATCTAATTTTAGATAAACAAAATTATCACCAAACTTACATGTGTTTCTAGTCCACATAGGTAAGTTTGTGTTTATGTCTAATTTGTTAACAAAAAGATCTACTAAAATTTGTTTTATTCTTTTTGATTCTGAATAAATTTTTAATATGTAACCATCTTGATCAGGTGTTGTAGATTCTTCAGAATATATATCTAATGCTGCGGATATTTCTGGGGTATATTCCATAGATTCGTAATCATAATAAGAAGCCATTCTTGTGGGTTCATAGTAGACTGCTTGTTGATATAAATTACCTTCAACTTTTTGCCACTGTTTTCCGATATATAATGTTTGTTGAGCTTCTAATTTTTCTTTTTCATATTCTACCTTATCCGTTGTCTTCAGTAGTTGAGTTTTATCGAATTTAAATACTGGTGACTGCTGATCTAAATTAGACGATGGTCCGAACGTTTTATTTAATCTTTGCCATACTGTTAGTTTTTCTTTTGCCATTTTGTTTTTTTAAAAAAATAATTGTTTAGATTTTAAACTAAACCCTTTTGTTACCGAACAACCATAAATATTTTTCATAGTCACTTCTACTAAGTTGATTATGGTTATATCCATAATCTCCGTAATTTACGCTTGGTATTCCAGGATTAAAATTTGTATAAGAACCTTTAAAATCATTTGATTCTACAGACCACGATTCTAACATAGCCTTTGCATGTTCGGTCGCCTTCTCTAATTTAGAAAATGATGTTTCGGCAACATATAATGCCATAGCCATTGCCATTATTAAATCATCGTGTTGTCCTTTTTGATGGTCAGGTTTTCCGTTAATATAAACAAAAGTATTAAGCTCATTATATAACCTCATAGACCTAACACCAAAATCATGTCTTAGTGCCTCCTCAAAAGCCGCCACAATTTGCACCCTCTTTGAATTAAAATTAATTCCAGGAATTTTTTCATTTATCTTGGGGTCCCATTTCCATTTGTCTCCGGGATTAACCCCGTCAACATATAAATTTTTATAACCTAATTCTTGTAATTTTCTAGAAGTAGCAACCCCCATACCTCCCGTAATGTCAGTAACAATAAAAGCATTATACATCGTTGCCCATTTATATGCAATTTCTGCAACAACATCAGGTGGGACTTTTGCTATATATTCTAAAACTTGTTCTCTTTCGTCAAAATCTATTATGATAAATGTTGTAAAATCCTCACTATCACCTCTAGATACATCCATACCCATAATGTATCGATGACCCGCAATTGGTTCCTTCCACTGCCATAACACCCCACCCATAAATTTATTTTCAGGTTCTTTTATTTGATTATCTTTTATAG